CTTATACTATGATGACCTAGGCGGAAAGGAAGGAATCCAACAAAAGCCTTGGACGATCTGCACTTTCTCTATGATAGACCTTGCTCTAAGTCCATTCCCCTTATCCTACAGACTCATCGGTCAAGGTGACAATCAGGTGAAGGCCCTCAGATTCAAAAATGACCGGCAAAGATCAGCTAAGGCTCAACTTCTGGAAATGAGAGATAAGATCCTCCCGCGGTTAGAAGAGGAGTGTCGCCGTGTTGATCAAGAGCTAAAGCCTGATGAATGCTTAGAGTCCACAACAGTTATGACTTATAGCAAAGATGTGTTCATTAAGGGGGTCATGTATCCGACCGCTCTTAAGTTCCACAGCCGGTTATTTCCACATTCTTCACAAGATTTCCCATCCGTACGATCAAACATAGGCGCAATCTTCAGCACTTCGGTCGCAGGAGCCGAAAGATGCATCTCCCCTGTCAAGAGCTATTACTTAGCTTTATTCCATGCTCGATGGTACCTGAACCGAAAGTTCCGGGGTGAAGGGATACATGGAGAATTCATCAAGGAGCAGACTCAGTCCTTAACATCACCTCAGAAGGCAGACCTTATCACTACAATGCTATCGATCCCGAGTGAACTAGGAGGCTATCCTGTTACCACCATTACTTCCTACGTGTATAAGGGCGGGGCGGATCCACTTGGAAAGTCCCTTGCTGGGATGATGCTTGTTCGTCAAGGATCAAAAAGCAGAATCTTCGATCGAGTATTATCTCAATTAGACAGCCCGAGTCTTTACAAGACGGCCTGTGACCCACTATCATTACTTAAGGATCCCTACAGTCTACCACTAAAGACTCCAGTTACAGCCATCGATGGGTCAACCGAGATGACTACTGCTGCCATTCTACCGGAGATTAAGACCACGGATATATCGGACATAATTTCGAAGTCGGTGGACACGTACACCGAGACTCTTGCCAATGCACTAATTACAATAACACCCTGTAATCCTTTGGTTCTCCGTGACATACTTGAGTGTTCTATTTATGGACTATCTGCCACTATTAAGAAAATGTTCACGGCCACACGTACAATCCAGACAGTTGCTAGACGTCACAACAATGCAATTATCCCAAAGGTCCTTGAACTTGAAAAAGCTCAATTTTCC